CATCGCCCGCGTCACCTCCAGGATAACGTCGTCCCAACGATCGGTGCCCCACATCCAGCCAGAGCCCAGGCCGGACCAGATTGGCGTGAACCCCCCGATCGCCGCCGGCTCGCCATCGGACGCGAGCGCTTCCCATTTCGGCCCTGGGATCGTCCAAATGAGGCGCCCGGTCGCTTCAACGTCACCCTGGTCAATTGTCGCCCGCACTTCGGCTTCATCCGGCGAACGCAGGTTGCCGAGCACATAGAGCAGTCCGTCGATCGTCAGGCCCTGGATCAATCCTGGCTCCCGTCATCGTACATGATCATCACGTTGCCCAAACGGGCGCGGCTGGCGTCGGTAGTGCGGAAGCGCAACGAGATGTGCGTCGACTGCTCAGGCATCGTCATTTGCGGGTTTGCGTAGGTCGCGCCGGTAAACGTGGCGACCTCCTCTTCAGTGTCCTGATTGTTCGGATCACAGCCGACCGACAACGTCCAGGCGCCTTCCGCCCCGACATCGAACCCGTGAAAGATCTTCGTCCTCGACGGACTGTCGCAGGCAAGCGCCGGCGTGATCACTTCAGCTTCGGTGGCGTCGTATTGCGCGGTGACGTCACTGCCATAAAGATAGAGGACGCCATCACTGCCGCGCAGCACGATCCAGGGGTCCGCCACGCACGAGTCGACAAAATTGAACGGCGCGTCAAACACGCCCCAGGCGGTGATCGCCGGCTCCTGAAAAGTGCTCAAGACATAGATCCGGTCGGGCAAGACGACGAACAGCCGACCGCTGCGCGGCTGAATCAGGCAACGAGCTTGAGCGAACCAAGACTGCCCGTTGGCGATGATCAAGCTGCGATAGACCTCGTCAAGCGGCGTGCCGACGTCGGTGACGCCGGCGGTCAGCGAGATGTTCTGCACCCTGAGCGACCGCACGCCATGCGAGCTGAGATACATGACATCGCCATTGCCAAACTGACTAAGGCCGTTGGTGGCGATCAAGCCGGTCGAGCGCAGCAGCTGGGCGAACTTGTTCTGCGTCGGATCGGCGTTGAGCGACCAGAACTGCGTCGACAAAGTGCTGAAGATCGCCATCTGGCCATAGTAGACTTCCAGCCCAACAAGATTGGTCGAATCCGCATCTTGCGCCGAAAGATCGATGTAGCCCGAGCCGTCGTTGGTCGTGCCGGTCGGCGGCGTCCAGTTCATCGGGTTGTTGATCGCCGAAAACCTCAACAATCTGCCGTCGACGCCGTACATCTTGCTGCCGTAGGTACGGATCGACGAGCTGGTCGCCATCGCATCGGTAACCTGGACTTGATTGTAATAGTGGTAAAATTTGCCGTCAGCCCCAGCCAGAACGACATAAAAGAAACCGTTGAACACATCCCAGTCCGCGACACGGGTGATAGTGACGCCCGCAGGAAACGGCAGGGAAATGACGCCAGGGTGACCGTTTGGCGCGGTTCCAGACCAGCTCGTAAGGCCGGAAGCCCCATTCTGAACCACGAAAAACTGGCTGTTGAGTGACAGAAGGCCGAGACTGCCGCCTGGCGCAGTTCCCCAGGCGATAAAGGCAGTACGTTTCTCAATTTCCGCGCCAGCAGTGACAAAAGCATTGCGCAACAGCCGCAAAGATCCGCCCGGCGCAGTGACATAAGTTTTGCGGAGATCCATCCCCGCCTTGAAGTCCTGAATGGCGAAGGCAGGCATCTACGGCCCAGGGATGTAGTCAATATAGGGCGTGTCGCGCTGGGCGTAGGTCGGCTGCATGTTGCGGCCCTGACCGAGCGCATAGACATCACGCTTGTTCGCGCCTTGCCGGCCGATCAGCCGGCGGATGTAAGCTTGCGCCTTCTGCCCTTTCAGAGCCGCGGTCTCCGACTTCTGCGCGCCGAGCAGCTCGGCCGCGGCGGTCATCACGATCGCGGTCGAGTCGATCATGCAGATGTCGGTGTCGACTTTCAGCGGATTGAGCGGAGCCTGGCCAAGCCAGCGCATATGGGTCAAGGTCGTCGGGATCGGCCAGATCTGCGCCTGGCCGGCGAAATCAGTCAGACCACTGGCAGCGTCGACCGTCACCACATTACGCCAGCGCACCGGCGGATAGGATTGCAGCGTCTCGTTGATCCAGTCTTCAAAGCCATAGCGCAGCGGAAGCCAGGGCTGCTGGTTGTTCGGATCATAGTTGCGCCACAGGCCAAGCACGTTTTCGAACGGCATGGTCGCGTCGTAGTCGAGGAACTGGGTCAACGCCGGCACATCGACATCGATGCGGTATTTCAGGTGCGGCCACTCATACTGGTTCCACAGCTCGCGCTGGGTCCGCTCCAAGATGACGTTCTGCATGTCGACGCTACTGAGGCCGTGCGCCGGCAGCAGGCTTGAATAGATTTCGGCCCTGAGTTCGTAGCGCAGATCTGACAGCGCCACCCCGAGCGGCATGGTCTTTAGACCTCGGCGCGCGGCGCGCGCTTGATGATCTGCGGCTGCAACGGCCGGGTTGCAACGGAAGGCTCGTCTTCCGGCGGCCGATCATCCGAACTCGGAACCGGCCGACGCTCGGGCCGCTTCTGCCCGGCCGGGTCTCGATCGCCAGGAAACTCCATTTCCATTGCCGGCCGGGAGCCGGGATAAACATTGTCGATCGCTTCCTTGCCGTAGATGCTCAGAAGACGCATCTTCTCCGTTTGCACGTTGGCGTGCTCGCTGCGGACAAAGTCGCAATCGAAGACGCTGTCCTCGCCATGCAGCTGCTGCAGCACCCTCACTTCCGGCCAGCTGACCGGCGCGTCAGGGCCACGGTACATGATGTGCTGCGCCTCGCCGCCAAGCGCGATCTTGGCCGTGACATAGTCCATGCATTCCTCCTCTCAAATATTCTGATCAAACCCGAGCGCAGGCGACGCCACCGCAAACGCGATCGCCGCCGCAAGCAGACTGACGACAAGAACAACCAGAACCTCGAAATCAACCGAGCCTTTCGAGTTGATCTTCAAGCTTCCTGATTTCCTTCTCCCGCGCCATCGCCGCCTGAGTCGCCTTGTCCCACTCAGCGCTCGCCTCATGAGTTAACTGATTGATTTCGGCGCGAAGCTCGACACTGGTCTTCTCTGCCATTTGGTATTTAGCCTTTCTTCTGTTGAAAGTGTAGGGACGCCTGCGGACGACATCCCTACACTCAGGTCAAACCATCTCGGCCACAAGGGAGGAATTGCACGCCGGGAGCTTGACCGTCTCCAACTTGCGTCCTTTTTTCTTGTTCTCCATCGACGTCAGATACTGCAAATTCCAGGGAACATGTAAGCCACAAAAGTCTTCGCCTCCGTTGAGCGGATGGATGTGGTCGACCTCCATGCCCGGTGGACAGCTAGCGTAAAACGCACGAATTTCCGCCCGAAAGGAATTCGAGATCGACTGCCGCACGCGCAACTTCGCACTACTAATCCGACTGGCGAGCCGGTGACTTTCGTGCAACCGCTCTCGGTTTTCGCGCTGCCAGGCCAACGCGCGTTCCTTATTCGCCCGATACCAGTCAGCTGACCGCTGCCGAGCCTTCTCAGCATTCGCCGGCTGCACACGGTACTCCGCTTGCTCGCGCCTGACCCTTTCCGGGTCACGCTGAGCCCGTTGCCGACAAAGTTCGGCATTGCGACCAGGATGCGCTGCGCGCCAAGCACTGACATAGGTCGCTCGGCAGTCGCGACACTGAGCAAATCCAGTCGCCCGGCGATCGTCATCGAACCCGCCACCACATTTAGAGCATCGAAATCCCATTCTTGCCTCCTGTCGGGTGTCGGGCGATTGTGCACGACAAACCGACAAAAGACAAGAACGAAATTTCTATTTAATTTCAATCACTAAGGACGAATTGCGCTGGGTAGCCACCATTTGTCCTGTACTAGTTATACTCTTGTATAATACAAACTGATTGGCGGGCCTGGCCGGGGTATGGTCCTTTCGCCATTCGTCGGTCATCTGAACCAAAAACACCTTTTTTGGATCAAACCAATAGCATCGCTTATTGAAGCCCAGGTTGTCGAGGGTCGGGTCGTAACGGAACGGCGTGCCCATATATTTCAGCTCGCCGACGCTGATGTCGCGCGAGTTCTCGAACCCGGTCATCGAGTAGTTACCGTTCGCCCTGACCTCGACCTCCATCGCGCCGATGAAGTCCGAACCGGCGAGCGCCATCGTCGGCTTGCCGCCATAGCGGATCAGCTGACGATATTCGGTCTGCAGCATGGTCAGAAGCGCGCCGCCGTTGGCCGGGTCGGAGGTGATCGAGTCGCCGCCCCAGGCCGCCAGCGCCGGCGTGCCGCCGACCGCAACGCCGAAGGCGGTCGTCCGCGCCCGGTTCCTCCACCAAGCGTTGGCCGCCAGCGACTGGTCAAGGCCAGCGATGGTGCCGGTCGATGGATTGGCGCTGATCAGATACTGCATGCCGGCCATCGCCTTCGGGTCGGCGGTGCCGTCACCCCACAGGAGGTTGTTCATGCCGCGAGCGTATTGCTCGCCAAGCTCAAACAGCTTGTCCTGGAACAGGTTGACCAGCACCGTTTCTTCGCGGTCGGTATGCTCGGTGGTGTTCTCGCCGTTGGTGTCGACGACGCTGATCCCATCCATCTTCAGCTCGGTGTGAGTGAGCGTCAGACCGATGTGATGTTCACGCCAGGGATAGTTGCCGCGAACGATGTTGGCGGGAGTGAAGAACCCGACCGTGTCGTTGTGGGTATAGCCCTTGACGACGTCGTTGCCGCTGCCGTCGCCGAAAGCGCCATGCAGCGCGACGCTGATGTTGCCCTTGCCTCCGGGGAACTTCTTGGCGTCAGACTCCGCCCATTTCAGCAGAGGCTTGTCCTGCAGAGTTTGAAAAAACTCCTCGGGCCTGCCCCAGTAGTAATCCAACGCCGCATTGGCGATGTTGGTGATTTCGCCAGCCGTGAAGGCCATGTG